TAGAACCTTGTCTTCCTTGATTACCTTGAGGACCCGTTGGACCTGTGGAACCTGTAGAACCTGTGGAACCTGTAGAACCTTGTCTTCCTTGATTACCTTGAGGACCCGTTGGACCTGTGGAACCTGTGGAACCTGTCGATCCTTGAACCCCTTGAGGACCTGTTGGACCTGTAGAACCTGTGGAACCTGTAGAACCTTGTCTTCCTTGATTACCTTGAGGACCAGTTGGACCTGTAGGACCTGTAGAACCTTGAACCCCTTGAGGACCAGTTGGACCTGGATTGTTTGAAATAGCAGTATCTGTGTATCCAGTATAGTAAGAACCCTGCTGACCATCAAGAGTATCAGCATCAAGCCCAGACCCCGACCCATCATTACCAGCATGCCAAATTGTACTTCCTCCAATAGTGGCAGAAGAAGATCCAGTTGTAACAAAACACGTACTACCGTTATGCCGCAACTCTGTGCTGCCATTTTCTCTTAAGTAAATATGCCATTTGTTATTTTCATCATCATAAATGCCAGCATTGACACCATTCACCATAAACGACCAACGACCTTCATTAGAACTATTGCGAATCTGAAGTCCACCCCAACCAGATGTATTGCTGGAAATTTGCAATAAATCTGCACGGTCAGCACTTTCTGAAAGAACTACACCATTTCCAATCGTTATGGAGGTTCCCGAAAGATTGGTAAAAGTATCTGCAGCATCAGACCTTAAGAATTGAGTACTATCTAAACTATCAAGAGTACTTGCGTTTGTTGTTGTTAGACCACCAGCACCCTGAACCCCTTGAGGACCTGTAGAACCTGTTGGACCTGTAGAACCTTGTCTTCCTTGATTACCTTGAGGACCCGTTGGACCTGTGGAACCTGTAGAACCTGTGGAACCTGTAGAACCTTGTCTTCCTTGATTACCTTGAGGACCCGTTGGACCTGTGGAACCTGTAGAACCTGTCGATCCTTGAACCCCTTGAGGACCTGTTGGACCTGTAGAACCTGTGGAACCTGTAGAACCTTGAACACCTTGATTACCTTGAGGACCAGTTGGACCTGGATTGTTTGAAATAGCAGTATCTGTGTATCCAGTATAGTAAGAACCCTGCTGACCATCAAGAGTATCAGCATCTAGTCCTGAACCTGAACCGTCGTTACCAGCGTTCCAAACTACATTTGATCCAACGTAATGTTGTCCTGTTGACGCTACTGTTCCATTCTGCCCACTTAAATAGACTCTTGCAGCTCCGTTAGCAGCAACATACATTCCCCAACCACTGAAACCTGTTCCACTTATAAAACTTGCATTATCATGACTATAACCGATGCCATACATGTTACCAAGTGTTGTTGAAGCCGGATTGTAACTCGACCCGATTGTATAGATTGGATTGGATTTGGCATGGTTAGCCCCGACATTATTGTAAGAACCTTCCAGGTGCCCAGAATGATGATCAGAACGTTGTAGGTGGTATCCAGCAGTAAATTTAATATCTCTAACAGTTAATGTCCCTGTTGCAGTATCTGCAGCATCAGACCTTAAGAATTGAGTACTATCTAAACTATCAAGAGTACTTGCGTTTGTTGTAGTTAAACCGCCAGCACCCTGAACCCCTTGAGGACCTGTAGAACCTGTTGGACCTGTAGAACCTGTAGAACCTTGAACACCTTGAGGACCTGTAGAACCTTGAACACCTTGAGGACCTGTCGGACCTGTCGGACCTGTGGAACCTTGTCTTCCTTGATTACCTTGAGGACCAGTTGGACCTGTAGAACCTGTAGAACCTGTCGATCCTTGAACCCCTTGAGGACCTGTTGGACCTGTTGGACCTGTGGAACCTTGTCTTCCTTGATTACCTTGAGGACCTGTAGGACCTGTAGAACCTTGAACCCCTTGAGGACCAGTTGGACCTGTAGAACCTTGAACCCCTTGAGGACCAGTTGGACCTGTAGAACCTTGTCTTCCTTGATTACCTTGAGGACCCGTTGGACCTGTTGGACCTGTTGGACCTGTAGAACCTTGAGCACCTACAGTACCTTGAACTCCTTGGTTACCTTGAGCACCTACGGCACCTTGAGCACCTACGGCACCTTGAACACCTTGATCACCTTTATCACCAGTTCTCGCAAATGTTATAATTACATCTTCGCCATTACTAAAAGAAGTTGCACTACCAGAAATGTAAGAACTACTTACATTAAAATATCCGGTTTGTTCACTGACACTTGATATCGTAAATATAGCAAAATCATCAGCATTAGTTCTATTAGAAATCCTAAAGTGACCCTTTATTGTCGATGTTGAATCATCAATAGTTCTCAAGAATGGTTCTATATTAGTCCCATTATCATCCTCATCATCAATATAAAGATTTAATGCTCCAGAAAATGGATTTTCACTAAACCTTAATTTACCTGTTCCTGGATCCGAATTTGATGTTGAAGTACTGAATGTGTAATCAAAAGTTGCTCCACCAAAGTTACCATCAACACCTTGAGAACCTTGTCTTCCTTGAGAACCTTGAGCACCTACAGTACCTTGTCTTCCTTGATTGCCTTGAGCACCTACAGTACCTTGAACACCTTGAGAACCTTGTCTTCCTTGATTGCCTTGAGGACCTGTTGGACCTGTAGAACCTTGTCTTCCTTGATTACCTTGAGGACCTGTTGGACCTGTAGAACCTTGTCTTCCTTGATTACCTTGAGGACCTGTTGGACCTACCGCACCTTGAACTCCTTGAGGACCAGTTGGACCTGTTGGACCTACCGCACCTTGAACCCCTTGATTTCCTTGAGGACCTGTTGGACCTGTAGAACCTTGTCTTCCTTGATTGCCTTGAGCACCTACAGCACCTTGAGCTCCTTGACGACCTTGAAGTCCTTGAGGTCCAATTGCCCAAGAAGTTTGACTAGTTCCTGAGTAGTATGTGCCGCTAGAATTCGGGAAGTTAACTTGTCCAGGCAACCACTTAACATGTCCATTACCACTATCGCCATTTCTTGCAGCAATAAGAATCCAACCCTCACCAGGATCCCAAGTTGAGTTTTGATAGTTAGTAACTCTAAACTTAGTTTGATCTGATGCATTTCCTTGACCAGGAGTTACCTGATACCAAATTGCCTCCCAAACTCCAAGTGGAATACCATTACCATTGCAAGTTAAGGTAGTAGTAACATTTGCTGAGTTATAATATGTTACTGTTCCAGATGTTGGGCAGTTAATATCAATATACCCATTAGATCCAAATTCAGTTCTTTCTACAGGAATTGCAATAACTCTTGTGGACCAAAGTAGACTTGATCCATTCCAAGTAACTGTTCCACCACCAGAAAGAACGAAGTTTGCATTTGCAGTGTTGTATTCTGTAGGCCCTGTAGCACCTTGAACACCTTGTGAACCTTGACGACCTTGGGCACCTTGAGCACCTACAGTACCTTGTCTTCCTTGATTACCTTGAGGACCAGTTGGACCAGTAGTACCTTGAACTCCTTGAGGACCTGTTGGGCCTGTTGAACCTTGAACCCCTTGATTTCCTTGAGCACCTACAGTACCTTGTCTTCCTTGATTACCTTGAGGACCAGTTGGACCTACCGCACCTTGAACTCCTTGAGGACCAGTTGGGCCTGTTGAACCTTGAACCCCTTGATTTCCTTGAGCACCTACTGTGCCTTGTCTTCCTTGATTACCTTGAGGACCAGTTGGACCAGTAGTACCTTGAACTCCTTGAGGACCTGTTGGACCTGTAGCACCTTGAACCCCTTGAGGACCTGTTGGACCTGTTGGACCTACTGCACCTTGAACTCCTTGAGGACCTGTTGGACCTGTATCACCTTGAGCTCCTTGATTGCCTTGAGGACCTGTTGGACCTGTATCACCTTGAGCTCCTTGATTGCCTTGAGGACCTACTGAACCTTGAACACCTTGAAAACCTGTAGAACCTTGAACACCTTGAGAACCTTGTCTTCCTTGATTGCCTTGAGGCCCAAGATCACCTTTGTCTCCAGTTCTTGCAAAAGTAATAATTATATCTTCAGAATTACTAAACGCAGTAGCACTTCCAGAAACATATGAACAGCTGACTGTGAAATAACCAGTATTTTCAGATACGGACGATATTGTAAAGATCGCAAAGTCATCAGCATTAATTTTATTAGAAATCCTAAAGTGACCTTTAATTGTTGATGTTGAATCATCAATAGTTCTTAAGAATGACTGAATATCAGTTGCATTGTCATCAGTGTCATCAATATACATTGATGATGCACTACTAATATCTGCAGTGTTGAATCTTAATTTACCTGTTCCTGGATCCGAATTTGATGTTGAAGTACTGAATGTGTAATCAAAAGTTGCTCCACCAAAGTTACCTTCATTACCTTGGAATCCTTGAGAACCTTGAACACCTTGGAATCCTTGAGAACCTTGAACACCTTGGAATCCTTGAGAACCTTGTCTTCCTTGGTTGCCTTGAGCACCTACAGTACCTTGAGCACCTACAGTACCTTGTCTTCCTTGAGAACCTTGAGCACCTACGGCACCTTGAACTCCTTGATTACCTTGAGGACCCGTTGGACCTGTATCACCTTGTCTTCCTTGATTACCTTGAGGACCAGTTGGACCAGTAGCACCTTGAACCCCTTGAGGACCCGTTGGACCTGTAGCACCTTGAACCCCTTGAGGACCCGTTGGACCTGTAGCACCTTGAACCCCTTGATTTCCTTGAGCACCTACTGTACCTTGAGCACCTACTGTGCCTTGTCTTCCTTGGTTGCCTTGAGCACCTACAGTACCTTGAACTCCTTGATTGCCTTGAGGACCAGTTGGGCCTGTTGAACCTTGAACCCCTTGATTTCCTTGTGCACCTACAGTACCTTGAACTCCTTGATTTCCTTGAGCACCTACTGTACCTTGAACACCTTGGAATCCTTGAGGACCAACTTGTTGAGTGAAAGTAATATTTGCATCTGTTCCGTTTGAGGTTGCTGTTACTCCAGATCCGATAAAATTAATTGAAGTAAATGTGGTCCCAATACCAACACCTTCTTCTTTTACTTCAATACCAGTAAGTGAAGTATTAATGATTGTTTGTATAGTTTCAATGCCAGTAATATCTTGCCAGTCAACACCAGAGGCAGTAGAAACTAATAGTTGTCCAGTTGTACCAGATTGATTATCTTTATCATAAAGTGATCCACGAACTCTTATGTCACCAGTATCTAAATTAGCAGTTGCATTCGTAGTTCCGATACCAACATTGCCGACAACTTCCAATACAGTAGTATTTTCAGTATAAGAACTTATACCAACTTTAAGATTTCTTTGACTGTTACTGATATACTTAGCCATTATTTTTGATTAGTTGAGGGTTTCTAGAATACTTCCAATAAACTTAAGGTCTGTACCACTACTGCCAGATAATACTAATTTATCTCCACTTTCCAATACTAATTTCCCTGCAAGAAGATTTGCAGTATCGTTTGATGAAATAGGAAACTGTTTTAGCATTTCAGTGGTTACTGCAACACCAACAACACTTCTTTGATGAGATAAAGAAACATCAGCAGAAGTTCCTCCAATATTTGCAACCTGTGCTAAAAGAACTACGCCAGTATATCCAACAGGTGCTGAATAAACGACTGTTGGTGTTACACTTACAACTGCGGTAACTGTTTGAAATACGTTAAGTGCTAAAGCCATTTTATTAATCTCCTCCTAGTGCAAGAATAAAGGGTGTCATTGTTGAAAATAAACTCTTGGAATAAAATGTTCCACTGATGGTTCCTGTTTGTTGATTAATTTGAACCCCATCACCAATTCTAAAGTTTCCTGATTGGTCTGTAGAAGTAAATATAACAATACCTCCATTACGACCATCAGTTTCGTTTGCTTGAATGGGAACTCCACCAGCAGCAGGAAGAGCAGTTGCAATATTTGTTCCAGAACCAATGTATTCAAGAGAATGACCTGATGCAAGAATACGACTTTGTTTAAAGAAAGGAACCGTACTACCAACTCCCACTGCATAAGGAACATTATCACTTAAGATAATGGTACAAATACCAGCAGAAATTGGAGTGGAACTTAAAATTGAATAATATGTTGGAATTAGATTTGCAGTTCCTGTTGCAGTATTAATACCACTGTTAGGAGAAGCAAAAGTTAGTGTTGGTACTGTGGTATAACCTCTTCCATTTGAAACCATTTCAACATTAGTCACTGAACCATCTCTAACTTCGCCCACAGCAGTTGCAGGAACACCCCAAGGTTCACTTGGAGAATCAAAAGTTATATCAACATTCTGTGTATATCCAGTACCACCAGAACCTACAGTCACTCCACCAACTGTAAAATATAACTCATCCAGATAAACTACTTGTCCATCAAAAGGCCTTGGTACATTTATTTTTGCAGTACCACCAGAATCATAGGTGTGAGAGAGTGTAGAGACACCCACATAAACCTCAAAAGAAGTTGATGAAGGAATTGCCTGTACCTCAAAAATATGTCCATTATTTTCTGAGGGAAAATTTACAGTTCCTGAACCAGAAGAACAAGTAAATGCAAGTCCTACAATAGAAATGCCCATTCCAACATTGAAGTTGTGATCAGAATTCACTGTGATTGTGGTAAGTCCTGTTGTATTTTCATAAAGAGCATTTGTTACATTAAGCGTAGGAACATTTAAGTCCAATACAAAAGTATCTGCATTTGTCGATGCAGAACTTGTAACAATACCTGTATATTTTTGAGGTCCAATTCCATCAGCAATTAATCCATAATCACCAAATGAAGAGTTAGAATTTGTGAGATCACATGCAGAACCACTACCACAGAAAAATGCGGTTTCATTAGCGATTGTAAAAATAGAAACTAACTGTGCGTATCCTTCATTAGTAATAGAAACCCCAATACCACCTTGATTATATTGAGTATAACTATCAACCACCATAGATTTTAGTGGTCCAATTGCATTTTTACCATCAATCTTTAATCCAATACTATTTGAAATAAAGTTGGTACAGTTTTGAATATAAGGTGATTGATTGAAATATCCTATTTGATTTGGATTAAATGCAAAAATTGCCTTACCAGAATTCAAAGTTCCTGTGTAAGACATCTCTGCAATATAGTTTCCATTTGCGACATAAAACAAATCTTGGTCTGCATTCTGTGGAGATACTGATACTTCTCTTAAACTATCTCCAACAATTGAAACTTGTTCTGGAATGACTAATGGATTATCTTCTAAATAAGATCCAGAACTAATTTTAATAACTGTTCCTGTTTTTGCTGTTGTGAGTGCTGCTCCAATAGTTCTTTTGGCGTCTCCAAGTTTTCTTCCTGTGTTTGTATCGCTTCCATCTTCTGTAACATACAATATATTAGTAACTGATGCACCGATACCAACTGAAACAATATCAGTGCCTATACCTACTCTTTCTCTTCTTACGAATAGTTCTGCATCATAAGTATTAAGTGCTAGTTCCCCCAAAGGTAAATCATTTACCGTTGGTTTCTTTCCAGGAACAGCAGAGCGTTTAATTTTGATTATAGGTGCAGCCATTCAATTCCTTTCATTGTTGGTATATACCTTATATCTCAATATATATTGAGATTTATTAGTTATTTATGAAAAATCTTCTTCTACCTTTGCTCCTTTTTTAGGTTTCTTGAGTTTCTCAAGTTCTTCATTCTGTTGATTGACCTTTGTGGTCAACAATTCAACTACCTCACTAAGTTGTTTAACTTTTGCATCGTTGGCAATTGATTGTGTAAGTAAGTCAAAAGATTTTTGCTGATACGAAGATATCAGATACTTTAGATCTTGTTCAGTCATAAAATAGAGGGATATAATGTCCCTCTATTTATTTCCATATATTCAATGTCAGAATGTACCACCATCAACGGTGATATTCTCAAGCTTTCTGACACCACTAGAACAATTGATGACTTGTGATTGTCCTGCACAATCATTGACCCAAAGAGAACCAATTTCAAGTGCTGCATGTGCTGCTGCAGTTAAAACTCCAGTTGTTTCAGAGACATCATCACTGATAACAACTCTTGAAGAACTATCATCCCAATATACTGCTGCCTTCTTAGCAGAAGATGTGTAGTAGTTAAAGATAAGACCAATATCTTTATTGAGATCAGAAGATGGCGCAGAACCATCAACCATTCCCAATTCAAGAAGTTGATCTTCAATCGTAGTTTGAGAAGTGTTTACTTGAGTCGTGGACCCATTGACAATTAAATTACCACCAACAGTCAGGTTTGATGCTGTTGCAACAGCACCAGTACTATCAGTAATTGTGATAGATGTGGCACCATCTCTTGCCTTTAGGTTTGTTGCTTCAACTGTTGGAACATCAAGAGATGTTGTGATTTGAACAGCTGATGGGAGTCCAATAGTTAAAGTCTGACCACTACCTGAAGTCTCAACTTCATTTGCAGTACCAGCAATGGTCAATGACTGAGTGTCAAGATCAACAGAACCTGCGCCCGAATCACCAGCAAAGTCTAAATCTTGTGCATTGATACTATTTGTAACTGTCGTAATTTCGGTATCAACATAATCTTTGACAGCAGCTGATGTTGGAAGAGTTGTATCATTATCATTTGATCCAATACCTTCACCTTCAACTACAATTGCAGCTGCTGCAAAGTCTGCAACTTCTACATTAGAGAGTGAATTTCCTGTACCATTTGCATCAAATGTCTTATTAGTTAGAGTATCAGTTGATGCTGCAGTGATGAATACTGATGATGAGTTGTCATAGTTTGACAGATCATTGTCAACTACGAGGTCAATTGTACCATCTGAATCTTGATATGTGGCAGTTATAAGAGTTTCAGTATTACTTGAGAACATTGCACCTGCAATATCCTGAACCCTCTCTGCATTAACAGTAACAGCACCAGAAGTTACGGTAAAGTCAGTTGAATCAAAAGATGCAACCCCTTTATTACTATCAGTTGCATCTTCTGCAGAAATAGTAATAGTATTATTTGTTACTGCAGTATCAATACCTTCTCCGCCAGAAACGGTCAATGTATCATCAAGAAGTGCGACATCATCAGTTCCACTGTCACCTGCCATACTGAGAGTTGCTGCAGCATCAATGAATGACAGAGCTCCCGAACCATTCGTAGAAAGTACTTGACCACTAGAACCATCTGTTCCTGGTAAAGTGTATGTAAGGTTTGCAGCAAGAGTATCTGGAGACTTTAATGCTACATAATTTGAACCATTATTAGATCCTTCTACAAGATTTACTGAACTCCCAGTTGTTGTATCTTCTCTAGTCCAATAACGGTGAGAACCAAAAAACTTGTTATTGTTTGTTGTGCTATCAATACCTACATATAGTTCGTAGGTATCTGTTGTAAGTGCGGGTTCACCTGCCTGTAGACCAGGAAGATTTGCAAATGCACCTCTTTTAATCTGAATTAAAGGAGAAGACATTTTATTATTTTACAATTGTTTTACTATTTATTATTTATTATTTCTAAAAGCTTCCACCATCGATTGATGAAGAAGTCATATTATTGGGATCGACCTCTGTTTCTATAAGATCTACGAAATTATCAGGTAAATCACCATCTTCTGATGCAACACTTGTAATTGAATCTATTGAAACCATATCAAAAGAATCATTGGAACTGTTATATCGTATTACATGGTTATTCTTAGTAGCTTTTAATGAAGGAAAGTCTGCATCAGATGAATCTCTTAATCTTGTGGGCATTAGAAAGTTCCCCCATCAAAAGAGGTAACTGAAATTTCACCCAAATCTACTTCTTGTTCTAACTGTTCGACGAAATCATCAGGTAAGTCATTATCTTCTGCAGCTACTGAAAGAAGTTCATCTGCTGTCACTAATACGAATTTGTTTGATCCACTATCATAAGAAACAAGAAGATTATCTTTTGTTGCATTTAATTCTCCAAATGCAGTATCGCCCATATCTTGTATTGATGATGGTTGTCTTATGGATTCGACAGTTGATACTTTTGCCTTTTTTTTTCTTACCACATTAGAAATATATTGTGCCAGTGCCATAAGTTTAACCTGTAGTAATGCCCGCAGTCACAAATGCCATCCCTTCTACCAGTCTGGATATTGCACCAGTTCCAGACTCCAACCTAACATCATAATTATAACGTCCTGGTTCTAGCCCAGAAGTTGTTGATGCTGGTAAACTAACCGTAACTTCACCAATTGCTGAAGTGATTGAGACCGAAAATGTGGTAGAGGTTGGAGAATCATAATGTTTTTTCATTTTTGCAGCTCCAGTATACCCATCAAGATTAGATGTAGAACCATCAGATTCAGTAGAAACAAAAGTTTCTGAAAAATCTGCTCCTTGAGGAATAGATATATTGATTACTGGGTTAACTGCCATTGTTCTTTTTAATTATTTATTATCTTTTTGAGGTTTCTGTTTCAAGAGTTTTTGTAACTCTGCGGTAGAACCAACAAATAATGCATTATTAACTGTTGTTGGACCCTTAAGGTCTTTTTCCTCACTTACATCTTTTAATTTCTGTTGAAGTGTAAGTAACTTGTCTGTTGCATCTGCTACGTTCTTGATCAACTGACCAGCAACTTCATATGCTCTTGGCATCTCACTTTCTTGAGCCAATTCCAAAATACCATTGATTGCCTCTTGACCTTTCTCAATAATGGAATACAAATTACCTCTGGTATATTCGTAGTCTTTTTTAATATCTTCGGAACGAGAGGTTATCTTTTCAATCTTTTTTTCCACAACAGTCTCTACTGGTGTAGTCTCTATTTCTGTGGAAGAAACATCAAAAGTTTGGTCCAATTCATCATACTTTTTAGTCATAAATTATCCTCAAAAAGTATTACCATCGAAACCAAAGTTGTCACCAATTTCAATCAGAGAGTTGTCTGCAGCATTAATCTTACCAACTTTTGCACCTAAAAGATGATTCTCAAGTGGTGTTTCATCTTTAGCCCTATCGACGATAAGTTTATTACCACTCTTGGATTTAATATACATCGACTCTTTGTCGATCATAATATAAGATCTAACTGGAATATTTGTTGCATCGTCAACTTCGATAACACCATCATCAAGATCGACATTTGTTGACAATAGGGTTACAACGTCTCCATCATAATTTTTGGTTGCTCTAGGAGTAACCTGATAAGTAAGATCTCTCTCTGCAGCCCTAGAACCTTTAGAACCGGCAATATAACCAATAGAAACCTTATCAATGATTTCACTACTAACATCCTTCACAGGGCCGTACACGTATGTCTTAGCAGTAAATGTCAGTGTATATACAAGAGCTCTTCTGGTATCAAAATTTCCCTCATAATCATCCTCC